TAGATAACGCATTAGGGAGATTAAAGTAATGACTACGACTTCAACAATTCTTGAGGCGGTTGGTGCGCATATTGACTCAAACAATGCGACCTTGACGCTAGGTACAAACTTGACTTATGGCTTCATGCCCGAAACCCCTGACCTTTGCGTTGCTGTGTACGAGTACGCAGGTATCCCACCAATGGAAACTTTTGGAAGCGCGGCGTTTGAGATTGACCGCCCATCTATTCAAGTTGTAGTCCGTGCCGCCAAGAATGACTACCCTGCGGCTAGAAACCTTGCGCAAGACTTACGGATTCTCCTTGCGGCTGTAGTTGACACTTCAATTAACGGATTGCGTGTCGTTCGCCTTGCTTCTAATGGCTCTCTACTACCCTTAGGCACAGACAACTTGGAGCGTCCAAGAGTCGCCTTCAACCTTGATTGCTTTGTGGATGCGTAGCAGTGGAGGAAGAAAAGCCTAAAGACCCTTACGGTCGTGGGGAGCAGCATGACGATTTCCCGAAATGTTGGCGATGCGAAAGAATCCTCGCGGAGTACCTCACCCGCCCGTGGAAACTCAATTGCCAAAGGTGTAAAGCAACAAATAAATCTCAATAAGTTCGAAGCCCTTAGTGCTGCTCTTGATGAAATCGAAATCAAGCGCGGAGCAGGAGTTCCTTGCGGTATTTACCGTTTGTACAAAGTTTTGCCTAAAGAAGTAGGCGATAAAGTTTTAACGACTATTGATACTTCAAATCACACAGCAGTTGAGATTTCTTTAACTCTTGATAAGTTCCGCGAAGAAACTGGAATCCGAATCACCTCTTGGATAGTTCAAAAGCACCGCCGCCGTTTGCGCAATACGACCACAGGTTGTTCTTGTGTTAGGGAGATTGGCAAAGCATGACACTAGATGGTATGGACGAGGCACTCGATAGACTTTTAGAGCCAGTAGAGCAAGACCCAATTCCTAACCCATCTCCCAAGTCAAAGTCAGCCCAATGGCTTCCTGGAGTTGTTTGGGAAGGTTCTGAGGGAACTGTTACCACATCGGCAATTCCAATCGAAGAATCTCCTGATTGGGATGGAGTTTTGCGTATTTGGGGATTAGACCCCGCAAACTTCTCAGTAATAGAACCAGTTTTGTTTAATGCTTGGGGCAACCCTGATGGAGTTCTCAACCGCCAATGGAAAGCAAAGGTAGTCCGAAAAGGGACGGTTAAGGAACAAGCCGATATTTCCGACCTAGTTGAAGAAATCAAAAAGCATAAGAAGCAGCCACAGGCTCAAATTACAGGTGATGGTGTTTTTTGTGTAGTTCTAGCCGACTGGCAAATGGGTAAACCCGATGGAGATGGACTCAAGGGAACAGCCAAGCGAATCCTCGACGGCATTGATTCAGTTGAAAACCGAGTTAAAGAATTACGGAAACTAAAGCGTCCGTTGGGAAGATTGATTGTTCTTTGGACTGGAGATTCAGTTGAAGGATGTATTGGTCATTACGAGCAACAGGTCTTTGGGGTCGAGTTAGACCGCCGCGACCAAGTGAAGATAGCCCGCCGCTTGCTTAGAGATGCTTTGATTCGTTGGGCAAAGTTATTCGACGATGTATCGGTTGTAGCGGTAGCAGGTAATCACGGAGAAAACCGCAACAGTTCAGGCAAGTCCTACACATCGCTCAACGATAATGACGATGTAGCAATTGTTGAACAAGTAGCAGAAATCCTCGGGTCAAATCCCGAAGCGTATGGTCATGTTAAGTTCGCAATCCCTAAAGACAGGTTGTCAATAACAATCGAATCAGCGGGATGGATTCTTGGTATCACTCATGGTCATATAGCCAAAGTTTCAGGAGCAAGTCCCGAACTCAAAATTAAAAAATGGCTTGAAGGTCAATCTTTCGGTCGTCAACCTATTGGGGACGCAGATGTTGTCGTCACTGGTCACTGGCACCATCTTCGCGCCGCAGATTGGGGCGGAGTTATGTGGCTACAAGCCCCCGCACTCGACGGCGGTTCGCTTTGGTGGAAAGAAATGACTGGAGCAACGGCAGAAACAGGTATTTTGACATTTTGTATGTATCCCGAAAAACGAGTCGCAGATATGGAAGTCTTATGAGCGAGTTAAGTGACCCAAGAGATATTGCGGCTTACGCAGCAGATTTAGTTTCGGCGGACAGGAACGAGTCTTACGGACATCCCCTCGATGATTTCAATCGTGCGGCGAAGATTTGGTCAGCAATCCTCGGAGTTGAAGTTACCGCGGAGCAAGTCAGTCTTTGTATGGTCGGCGTAAAGATAGCCCGAGAGGTTCACGCAACTAAATTGGACAACGCAGTTGATGGAATCGGATATTGGCTAACCTTGCGCATGATTAAAGAAAAGCGGGCTGAATTAGCGCGTTCAGATGAGGATAAAACATAAAGTGTTGTACAGTTACAGCAATCGAGTCCAAAGAGACCCCGACCATGCGAGAACCCTTAGAGGTCATGTGGTGCGGGGTTCGCTTGCCTAAAAGGAGGCAGAATGACCCAGTACCGAGCAGTGGTTGGTGTTGATTATCCGCCAAACAAGCGCATTGAAGCAGGAGATTTAGTTAGCGACCTGCCTGAAAAAGATGTTAAGTGGTTGCTCTCCTCAGGATTTATCGAAGCCGTTGACGGCAAGGGCGAAACTATTACCCCAGTTGTAGAAGAAGTTAAAGAAGAAATCATTGAGCCAGTAGTTGAAGAATCTCTAGTAGTCGAAGAAGATGGTTTCGACCCTGCTGCTACAGATGGCGACGGAGATGGTTTTCTTCAAGATGGAACAATTCACCAGCGTCCAGTTGAGGAGACAAAGTAATGCCTACATTTCGCCACGGTAGAGGGGCAGTAATTCTTTCAAATGAATATGACCTTTCAACCTATTTGAACTCAGTTTCAGTTTCAAACGCTGTTGAGACTCCCGAGACAACAACATTCGGCTCAACATCTAAGTCATTTATCACAGGACATAAAGAAGGCACAGTTTCTTTCGAAGGACTTTACGAAAGTTCAGCAACAGGAATTGACCAGCATTTACAAGCCGCTCTTACTGGAAATTCAGTAATGACAGTATCGGGTGATGGAGCAGGGGTAGGTCGCCGTGCGATTCTTCTCAGCGCAGATTCAACCTCATACGAGATAAGTTCTCCCCTAACCGAAGTAGTCGCGATTTCAGGCGAGGCTGTAGCGGATGGGGGATTGGATTATGGTGTTTGGCTTGTTTGTCAATCTGCCATAACCACAACATTGACAGGCACTTCTGTAGATGGGGCTGCTGCGTCAAGTGGAGGTGGTGTGGCTCATTTGCATATCACCGCTAACTCAAATCTAGGAACGACCGTGGCAAAAGTTCAGGGTTCTGCTAATAACTCAACATGGGCAGACCTTGTGACCTTCACCACAGTTGGAATTGGGGCGGAAACATCCCAAAGAAGCACAGTTAGCGGTTCAATTCCCCGCTATCTGCGCTGTTTAGTAACACCAGCAAGCACAGGTTCACTCACCGTAAACATCGCATTTAGTCGGAGGTAATAGAAATGCCAACATTTAGACATGGTAAGAACGCTTCATTCAAAGTAGATAACGCAGCAGGTACGCTTACAGACATCAGCACTACGCTGAACTCAGTAACATTCCCTCGCGAGATTGAAACTTTAGAAACAACTTCATTTGGTTCAAGCAACCGTTCATATGTAGTTGGATTCACAGACGCAACAATCAGCATTGAAGGTTCATTTGATGCTACTGTTGACGCACATCTCGCAGGAATCTTGGGGCAAGAAGCCTCAGTTTCGTTCGAGTATGGTCCCGAAGGAACAACTAGCACATACACCAAGTACACAGGTGAGTGCTACATGACTTCATACGAGACATCAGCAGGAGTAGGCGACATCGTTGCTTTCTCAGCAGAGTTTCAGGTCACAGGTGCTATCACCCGTGGTTCATTTGCTTAATAACTAAATAGTTAAAACTAATCGAGTCCAAGAGACCCAAAGGAGAATATCGTGTCCATTAGAGACCTAATCCTCGCCGCACAAGACATTCCAAGCGAAAGCGTGGATGTTCCTGAATGGGGAGTAAAAGTTGAAGTTCGTGGTATGACGGGCGCAGAGCGCACTCGTATCATGGATAAAGCAGTCGGACAAACTGGCGATGTAAATCTACAGTTTGTGTATCCCGAGATAGTAATTGCAACATCTTTCGACCCCGAGAGCGGTGAGCAGATTTTCAGTCCTAACGACCGAGATGCTCTCCTTGCAAAGTCAGCAAATGCACTAGACCGATTAGCGTCGGTTGGTATGCGTTTGTCAGGATTCACCCAAGAATCGGCAGATGTAGCGGGAAAAGATTCCTCCGCAACGGCTACCGCAGATTCGTCTTTGAGTTAGCGGAAAGATTGGGAAGGACTGTCGCAGAATTACTCTATGGCAGTCCTTCTTTCAATCCAATCTCTGCACAAGAACTTTCAGAATGGGAAGCATTAGAACGGTTGCGGGTTTGGGAACAAGAACAGGCAAACAAAAAGAGTAGGTGAGGTGAGGCATGGCAACAGTAGTTGATTTACTAGCGAAGTTTCGTGCCGACTCCTCCCAGTTCACAGCAAACATCTCCAAAGCAAGAGCAGATATTGAAGCATTTGAAAAGTCAGTAAAAGGCGGCTCAAACAACATCAATCAAGGGCTTGACGCAGTAAATAAGCGTTCGGTAGCAGTAGGCGCGGCAATCGGAACAGCCATTGGTCAAATAGCAACACAAGCCTTTATGAAGGCTGGTCACGCTGCAAAGCAATTCATCGTAGATTCAATCGGTGGAGCGTCAGACTTGAACGAATCCACCACTAAGACAGAAGCGGTGTTCGGTAGTGCAACCGATACCATCATGAAGTTTGCTAGTGGTGCGGCTACAGCAATCGGTCAGTCTAAGCAAGAGGCTTTAGATGCGGCTTCAACATTTGGTATTTATGGTCGTTCGGCTGGTCTAAGTGGTCAAGCACTTGCTGATTTTGCTATGACTCAAACAGCGTTAGCGTCAGATTTGGCTTCGTTCTATAACACCAGTCCACAAGATGCAATTGTCGCTCTTGGAGCGGCTTTCCGCGGTCAAGCAGAACCAGCCCGTGCGTTCGGTGTGCTTATGGACGATATGTCTATGCGAGCCGCGGCGTTCAAAATGGGAATCATTTCAAGCACGAAAGAAGCCTTGACTCCACAAAATAAGGTTTTAGCGGCTAACGCTCTTATCATGGAACAAACTAAGGTTGCTCAAGGAGACTTCTCTAAAACATCCGCAGGTCTTGCTAACCAGCAGCGTATCTTGGCAGCACAGTTAGCAAATACAAAAACACAGTTTGGTCAAGCGTTATTGCCCACGGTTTTGTCCGTTGTAGCGGCATTTAATACAAAGTTATTGCCAGCGTTCACAGGTTTAGCAGGTTCATTCAAAAACTTAGTTGAAGAAATCGCTGGTCGTCTCGCTCCAGTGTTTGCAAACCTCAAGACAATTATTAGTAATGTAATCACGGCAGTTACTCCATTGGCTCAAATCGTTGGTGGTTTGTTAGCAATTGGCTTTGTAACAGTTACAAACACTTTGAATGTATTGTTGCCAATAGTTGCTTCAATCACAGGATTCTTTGCTAAGAACAAGGCGATATTGATTGGAGTTGCAGCCGCGGTAGGTCTTGTAACAGCGGCAGTAGTTGGTGCAACAATCGCATTTAAGATTCAGACTGCTGTGGTTAAAGGACTCTCAGCGGTTACTGGTCTTTTCCAAGTAGTTCAATTACTTCTTCGCCGTGGACAGTTAGCCACAATCGCCTCAACTAATGGTCTTGCGGCTTCAATGTTGGCTCTCAATGCGACCATGCGAGCGAATCCAATCGGAGCGGTTGTAACTGTAATTGCTTTATTAGTAGCGGGTTTTGTTCTCGCATGGAAAAAGTCAGAAACATTCCGTAATGTTGTTGCTAAGGCTTTCGAAGTAGTAGCGAATGTAGTTCTCCTAGCAGTTAAAGCGATTCTTGGCTATATCAAGATGATGGTTAACGGATGGATGAATGTTGCTGGTTTTATCCTCAAAGGAGCAGAAAAAGCGTTCGGATGGATTCCTGGAATCGGCGACAAGATTAAAGGTGCGAATACAGCGTTCGAAGGTTTGCAAGATGGTGTAAACAACACCTTCGATAACATTATTAAAGGCGCAGAACAAATGAAAAAGAAAGTTGTTTTCGCCGTCAACGCCGCAGCAAAAGCAGAAGGTAAAGCAAAGCCAAAAGCAAAAACAAAGACAAAGCCAAATGCAGGAGATGTTCCTGGTGTAACAACCGACCCAACCGATGTTGCGGCTGGAGCAGAAAAGTTTAAGTCACAAATGAAAAAAATTGTAGAAGATTACAATGATTTCATCGATAATGATTTTGCAGATGGATTTATGAATGGGTCTGATAAGGCTCGCGACACAATCCTAAAGGGTATTGATTTAGCACAAAAGGCATTCGAAGATGCAGCAAAGGCTAACCCTAAGAACGCCGCTAATATCACTAAAGCATTCGACCAAATGAACGAGCGCGTCCGTGGAATGATTCCAAACGCCCAAAAGGTTGCGGCTGAATTAGAAGTAGTAAGTGAAAAATTAAACGACGCTAAAAAGGCTCTTGAAGAAGCCCTATCGGATAGAGCCGCTGGTGCTAAAAAATTAACAGATGTTCTCACAGCAAGATTTGGTGAGCCAAGTGAATTAAACAAGGCGTTGAATAGTGCAACAAGCACAGTTGATGGCGTAATTAGTATGTATGACAACCTCGTTGATGCAGTTAATCAGCGTTTTGCGGGAATTGACCCTACTGCTAAAGATGCAGTTATTAAAAACTTGCAAGGTTTAACAGATTCTCTTGTAACACAGGTTCGCAAGCGCGAAGCGGCTACCAAGAAACTCGAAACCGCTCAAAAGAACCTAGATGACTTACTAGCAAAACAAGCAGAGTTTAGAAACTCAACTACCGATAGTCTCAAGTCTTACGCAAGTGCGCTTGCAGACATATCAGGTAATACAGCAGCGGCAACTATTTCGGTCACAAAAACCGCCACAGGTTTAGTAATTAGTCAAACAAGAACGGCTACAAACGCGGTCGATACAATCACAAAGCAAATGCAAGACCGCCTAAAAAGAATTACAGATTTCAGCAATAACATAAACT